GCGTAACGGATGGGTAAGAATTTACAACACTATGATTCGTTGGAATACCAATTGGACAACTAATTATAGATACTTTTCAATAGAATCTTTATGATGGGCCTGCATAGTTTCGACAGGGCAACAAGTAACAGAGTGGACAGCACGGTAAGGCAGAAATCGTAGGGCAGGGGGAACTCGGCCGTAGACGCAAAAAACGTAAATGCAAAAACATCTACAACAATGGGCGCAGTCAAAGTAACAGCAGGTAAAGGTTTCCGTTTCGGCGGTTCCAAGTCTGTTGCAACTGAGGCAGCATTCGCCTAAACAGCGAAACCCACGGGGTAGGACTTACCCTGTAAAATAAACAACCATGGCCCTTCGGGGCCATTTTTTTCTTCAAGGATCCGCATGATAATCGAAATTTTCTTCTATGGGTTTGTAACTGCATTTGGATGGTGGAGTGCCAACCATTATGTGATTGAACCCTACTTTCCTCCTCCTATTGAACGCAAGGTAGAAGACAAGTAATGTGGGAATACCTGTTCACGTTCCTGGCAGTGTTTATGCTGGACGTGGTGTACACCTACTACCTTCGTTGTGTCGGTACAGGTAAAATCATGATGGCCAGTGTATGGAGCGTGGCTTGTTACTTGGGGGCAAGTGTGGCAGTGATCAACTACACATCAGATCACTGGATGTTGGTGCCTGCGGCCTTGGGTGCGTTTTGCGGAACCTTTGTGGGCATGAAGATCAACGCCGCATCAGCTGATCAGTAAAGTCCAACAACAGCTCATGGTGTCTACGCTCATGCCAATGCGGCCTGAGATAATTGTAGTTGTACCAGAACTGTTCGCTTTCGGGATGGCAACCAATGATACCAATCCTGTTTTGATATATGGCCATGGCATCACCATTGGCATAGGTAGCAACTGTTTGATACTGACCGGAGCCTGTCAAGGCGCAACCGTCATAAAAAAACATCCTCTCGGATGTGCCGTTCCATGTTACTTCTAATGCCTTTGCGTGTGGGCGGCGTGTGTCTGTGCCAGGCTGTGTGATGTACTGCACAGCATCCACTCCATCTAAGATATTGAAGTAGTGAGACCCTGCCCAGTACGCACCCATGCAGATGCCCAGATAGCGACCGCCACGGGCCACAAAGTCCAGCACTTTTGTTTTGTTGGGTTTTAATATCTTGTGCCAGCTGTCTGAGTCGCCAATGCCACCCGGAAATGCCACCATGTCCACATCATCAAAGAACACATCTTCGACTTCGTTTTTGGAGAACACTTTGAAATGATAATACTGACCAAGCGCCTGCATCATGCCATTTCCACACTGGACTGAGCACTTGGGATCATTGATATACAACGCAATAGTTGGCTTCATGTACAGTATTTATAATAAATACTTGTCAGGAGGACTCAACCATGAAACAGAAAAAGCTACTAGCTGAACTGTACAGGGCTTGCGTCGACCACGATGCCAAAAAGATTGCGGAGCTTCGTCAAGAAGAATTCCGCAAGATTGCGAAACACAAGGCCGAAGGTAAGCACTTTACAACCAAGTGGACTTTGGTAAGGATTTAAGTTTGTAACAGAACTGTAATCTTTTTAACACAATGCTACGGTAAATACTGCAATGCAGAAAACTTATCGTAGCATTTTTATTTCTGACGTACACCTTGGCACCAAAGACTGCAAGGCCGAGGCTCTCAACAACTTCCTTAAACACAACACCGGTGACACACTGTACCTAGTGGGCGACATAATTGATGCCTGGAAAATACAGCAAAACAAATGGCGTTGGAAGCAGAGCCACACCAATGTAGTACGTAGAGTGCTAGGACACGCCAAGCGCGGTACCCAAGTGATATTCATCGCAGGCAACCACGATGAGTTCTTAAGGCCAATGATTCCATATGGCTTTTCATTTGGCTTGATAGAGATACACAATCAAATAGAACACATAGGTGCTGACGGCAAGCACTATCTCGTGGTACACGGGGATCTGTTTGATGGAATAACAAGGCTTGCTCCTTGGTTGGGATTTTTAGGAGACAAAGCATATGATGTTATTTTATCGCTTAATAGCAAATTCAATTGGGTTCGTCGTCGTTTTGGTTTTGGGTACTTTAGTCTTAGTAAATATCTCAAACACAGAGTAAAAAAAGCAGTAGACTTCATATTCAAGTTTGAAGAAAATCTAGCAGGTTATTGTAAAAAGCGTGGCTTTGACGGCGTCATATGTGGACACATACATCATGCTGAGATCAAAGACATCAACGGCATAGTATACATGAATGACGGCGACTGGGTGGAGAGCTGTACAGCACTGGTAGAGCATCACGATGGTCGTTGGGAGATTATAACCTGGACCAAGGAGACAGACCATGTGGCTGATGATATTGATAGCGGTACACATCAACGACCCGCAAGATCAACCCGGAAGAGTAGAAATGCAGTTCCCGGATCAGCCAACGTGCCAAGCGGCGTTGAACACAATCAAGTGGCAACTAAAATTTAAGAGTTTCAAGGTAGTAGGCGAATGCAAAAAACAATCTTAATCGTTACAGATAACTTACCGGAGCAGATCAATGGTGTGGTTACGACCTACAAAAATATTGAGGCACTTGCGATTCGCGACAACTATCGTGTTGTATATCTTGATCCCGGGCGGTTCCGCTATGTTAATTGTCCTCGCTACAACGAAGTCAAGATTACCCTTACCAGGAAACGCACGGTGGGCAAGATACTTGAGGAGATCGCTCCGGATCATATCCATATCGCCACAGAAGGTCCTTTGGGTCTGTGTGCTAGACAATATCTTGACCAACACAATTATAGGTACAATACTGCTTATCATACTAAGTTTCCAGAAGGAATTAGAAAGCTGTTTGGAATACCTGAAGCCCTTACTTGGCCTGTAGTGCGTTGGTTCCACAAGCATTCAGGCAAGGTGCTGACCACAACAGACAGCATGGTTGACGAATTACGAGCACATGGCTTTGATGGCGAAGTTATTTCCTGGACACGTGGTGTTGACCGTGACATATTCCATCCTACACACAGAGTACAAACTGTCAGCAGGTATCTGCTGTGTGTTGCCCGTGTGAGCAAAGAAAAGAATCTTGAAAAGTTCTTTGAACTAGATTACCCTGGGTATCTTAAAGTCATGGTAGGTGACGGTCCCATGCTTGAAACATATCGCAAGCAGTACCCAGATGTGCATTTCACCGGCTACAAAACAGGTGAGGATCTAGCACGTTATTATGCCAACGCAGAAGTGTTTGTGTTTCCTAGTGAGTGGGAAACTTTTGGTATTGTGATGATCGAAGCCATGGCCTGCGGAACTCCGGTGGCGGCGTTTCCTGTGCAAGGCCCACTGGATGTGGTCGACGAAGGTGTGACTGGTTGCCTAAATGACGACCTAAAGCAAGCAGTCAAAGATGCGCTCATGCTGGACCGTAGACTTGTTTGGAACGGTAGTGCTCGGTGGTCATGGGAACGAGCTTGGGAAATCTTCCGAAATAATCTTGTTCCTGTAACACTACCGTAACACTAGCGGTGTTAAATAATGTAACCGACCACAAGGATTGAGTGGCGCTGGAACTCGTAACCAGCAGGGCACTTTGGTGCCTTTTTATTTGACAGTCTCTTTCTTTTTGTGTATAATACATTTTTGAAAGAGAAATATGCCATTAGAAAAATCATCAATCACATTGGAAAATCTTGCCAGTGCTCTAGCTGGTGAAAGTCAGGCGCACATCAAGTATCGCTACTTTGCAAAAATTGCTCGAGAAGAAGGCCACGAAGAAGTTGCCAAGCACTTTGAGCACACAGCAGATCAAGAACTCTTACATGCCTGGGGTCACCTGGAACTGTTGGTTGGTCAACCAGACACTCGTCGCTGTCTAGAACTGGCAATTGAAGGTGAGACCTATGAGTTCACCACAATGTATCCAGGCTTTGAAGAGCAGGCTCGTGCTGAAAACGATCGTACTGCACAGTATGAGTTTCGCAATCAAATTGTGGAAAGTACAGAACATGCAGAGCAGTTCAAAGCAGTGCTGGCCAAGGCAGAAAAACGTTTTGCCGCACTCAAAAGAGTTGAACAGCGTCATGCCAACGCATATACACAAGTATTGGAGTCATTATGAAACCAGATTACGTATGCGTGGTATGTGGACATGTCCACGATGAAGAAGCGGAAGGTGTGTGGGAAACATTGCCTGATGATTTCCTGTGCCCGGAGTGTGGTTGCGGTAAAGAAGACTACGAGGCTCTATGAAATGGTTTGAACCCTTGCGTGATGATCTAATGGTACAACAACAGATCTCCAACAGTTGGGAACACATGGTAGGAGTTATCATGCTGAACCAAACTGGCCGCAAGCCAGTCAAGACCACACTGCCCGAATTCCTATATTGGTTTCCAACCCCGCAGGCATTGATTGCAGCCGACGAGGAGTTTGTCAAGAGCATTATCGCACCATTGGGCATGACCAATGTTAGATACAAACGATTGACGGGTATGAGTCGTGATTATCTAGTATGGAATGGTGTTGATGCTCGAGACCTATATGGCATCGGCAAGTACGGCAGTGACAGCTACGAAATATTTTTCAAACAGAATTACTCTGTTGAGCCAACAGACAAAGAACTAAAACGTTACCTAGAGGAGGAAGTTTATGCTTGATTGTTTAGTTGTAGGTGATAGTATTGCAGTGGGTGTGGCACAGGTACGTACAGAGTGTGTGAGTCATTCCATTGGTGGATACAACTCTTGGCAGTGGAATAAAAAGTTCAAGGATAAACCCCTTGGCGCCAAGACTGTGATCATCAGCTTGGGGTCTAACGATCATCCGGGTGTGCGCACCATCTGGGAACTGCAACAGCTTCGTGATAGAGTGCAAGCAGATCATGTGTTTTGGGTCATGCCGGCCATCAAGCCAGACATCCAAAGCATGGTACGCAATGTAGCAGAATCTCGTGGCGATACCATACTGCCTATCACGCGACTGCAAAAGGACGGAGTACATCCCAGCTGGGCTGGCTACAAAGAATTGGCAGACCGAACACGCTAGTGGTTGGTACTGAGACAAAATCATGATTTTCAGGATATGATTTGCCCATTTTTACCTGTACACTAGGCATACATACTTAGACATCACAGTATGTTCAACTAGGAGAAAATTATGAAATGGTCAACACCAACTGCAACAGACATGCGTTTCGGGTTCGAAATAACTATGTATATTGCAAATCGTTAATTCGTTAACAAAAGTACTAGGAAAAACCCTTGTAAATCAAGGGTTTTTTTGTGGCAAAAAACGGTTGACCATAAAATCCATTTAATCTATAATACGAAGTATATTAAGTAATAAGGAGCCAAAGATGATAGCACTAGACAACATTGAATCCATTTGCAACACTGCACAGGCCGCCGCGCAACAAGCAGAAGCTGACTTCCGTGCCCGCCACGGTGAGCCTGGCTACTGTGGGTTTGCCTGGGTTGTGGTGCGTGAAAAAGCGTCAACCAAACTAGGCCGTGCGCTCAAGAACGTGGGCTTCCGCAAAGAGTATAGTGGCGGTTTGAGCATTTGGAATCCCGGTGGTAGCTTCACACAAAGCATGGACATCAAAGAAGCAGGTGCCGAAGCCTACGCTCAAGTGCTTCGCCAACATGGCATTGATGCTTACATGAATTCACGTGCAGACTAAGGACACGCAATGAAAGCATTTCTTGAAGTCACACAATGGCCAGACACCCAGTCCAACTGCAATCATGTGTACTGGATGGACGATGCACGGAACAAGATGTATGCCTATGCAAAGTTTGGCAATCCACTGGACACCATGACGTTCAAGACACCAATCCAAATTGACACTCGTGGTCGCAAGTTTGAAGTGGTACGCAACGACATCTATGGATGGAGTGACCCGGACCTGACCATCAGTGCAAACCCAACCTGGACTATTACGGGCACAAAGGGTGACAAATATATTGTGGAAAAAGATGGTTCCGTGTATAATTGCACTTGTAGCGGTTTCAAATTTCGTGGCGCATGCCGTCACATCACAGAGGTAGAACAAAATGCTTAAACCATGGCAAGTGATTGAACTGATTGAATGCGAAAGCGGACGCTTGGCCAAAGAAGGCATCATCCGCAAACAAGTGGAAGCAGACAATACAGAGTTCTTTCGTGGATGTCGTGCCGCACTAGACAGCATGATCACTTATGGCATCAAGGCTGTGTCAGAAAAGTCCGGCAATGGCAAAGGTATCACACCTGACAGTTTCTGGAACACTGCACAGGCTCTAGCTGAACGCAGACTCACTGGCAACGATGCACAGGCCGCTGTGGCACATCTGCGCATGAATGCCACACAAGACGAGTGGAACCTGTGGTACCGACGCATCCTGATCAAGGACCTGCGCTGTGGTGTGAGTGAAAAGACCATCAATGCGCAAGTGCCAGAGCAGTATCAGATTCCGGTGTTCAGCTGTCAGCTGGCGCATGACGGTGCCAATCACGAAAGCAAGGTCACAGGTCAAAAGATCATTGAAGTCAAGCTGGATGGTGTGCGTGTGATCACCATTGTGTACCCCAACGGTACTGTGAACATGTACAGCCGCAATGGCAAAGA